GCCGGCTCGTCGGCGGGCAGTGGCTCCGGCGGCAGCCGCCGATACCGGAGCAGCGCGCTGATCGAATGGCCACTCGGATCGGGCGCAAAGCTCGCCTGCGTCGCCGACCGCGAGATGGCGTAGAAGGTCGGCGGGGCGCCGCTGCCCATGCCGGGGCCGGAGCGGGCGGCGAGTTCCTCGGGTGAGAGTTCGGTGACGAACGTGTTGGCGGTCGGATTCCCATCGACGGCCACGATCTGCAGCCCGTGATCGTCCTGCGGCTGATAGAAGTCTGCGGGGAGGTCGACCGTGCCACTCGTGATCGCCAGCGGCGCCGACACGTAGAGGAACGGCCAGTCCGCGAGCGTGTAGAGCTCGAACAGATGCTGACTCAAAAAATCCGTGGCATCGGCATCGAGCGCGCGGTTGCCCGCGCGGTTCAGCGCCAGGTCACGGATCCGCTGACGGCTGTATCGGCCCGGCGGGATCGTCGGCATGACCGTTTCCGTCACCGTCGGGCGGCGCCGTCAGACCCATTTCGCGGCGGAGCTGCGCGACGGCGTTGGTGTAGACTTTGACTTGCCGCTCCTCGAAGGTGGCGGCGGCGTCAAGAATGGCCACGTTGTTTGCCTTGACGCGCTCGAGCGCCACGGCCGCGATGGTGGCGACCTTGCGGCGGAGATCGTCGACGGACGTCGCCGTGAAGGCCAGCGTCATCTGCTCGCCCTCGCCCGTCACCTTGACGAGCTGCCCCGAGTAGAGGGGCGGTTTGCCGGGGCCGTACGCCATCGTTCACGCCCGCTGGATGGCGCGTGCCCGCTCCGCCACCATGCTGCCGGTGTCGAGGTCAAAGGTCACGTTCTGCCCTTCGCTCATCCGATTGGCTTCGACTTGCCCATGGAGATGCACCAGCTCGTCAATCTGGCGGGCGGTACACTCCCACACGTCGACCTGGCCGACATAGACGCGCTCGTTGATCCGGACGTACCAGACGCCGCCGCGGCCGTCGGCGCGTTTCAGGACCGGCACGGTGATGGTGATCTTCCTGCAGCCGGGATGGAGTTCGTCATGGCTCGCCCGTGCGAGCCGTGTCTTGATGTTCCGGGCGTCGCGTTTGGCCTGGTCGTCGTCGGCGAGGACGTACTCCCGCCACATCTCATTGAGCGCCTTCACCATGACAGGCGGCATCTTCATGCGCGGATTCTCGAGCGCAATCTGCACGAGCTGCGCCGGCTCCATCTCGTCGAAATGCTCCGGTTCCTCGTCCTCCACCTCCGGCTCTGACAGCTCCGGATCCGGAGGCAACGGATACTTCCGCGGGCGTGCCATTACCGCGCCTTCCCTGTGCCGCCCTTCCCCTTACGAGCCTTGCACGGCATCAGTTGAAGGCTGAGGCGCACTCGAAGCGCCGATAGAAGTCGACGTTCAGGATGCACGTCTTGGTGAAGAATTTAAATCCACACTTCCGCCGCTGCTGGAGCGGGTCGGAATCGGTCGCAGTCGCGGGCGTCATGGTCGCCTGCACGCGGGACCCGATGGCGGGGACGGCGAAGGCGGACTTCCCGAAGATGTAGCCGACGTGCACGGTCCCCGTGGCGGGCGGATCGGCCCCGGCAGGGTTGCCACTCGCGTTGTACTGGAGCGAGACGCCACCACTCACCTTGGCGACGTTGACCGTCGCCGCGCCCGTGCCGGCAAAGGAAACGGTCCCGGCATAGAAGGGCGTGTTCCCACCCTCCGCCGAGACGTAGAAGTTGTACCGGCCCGCCGGCGCGGTGGCGCTGATGGTGTACGCCACGTCAAACGCTGAGGCGTTGGTCACGGTCACGGTCGCGATCTGCCGCGCGTCGAGTCCGGTGATTGGGTCGGCGAGTGCCGCCGTCACCTTGACGCTCGAGCCGGCAGTGAAGCCGGTGTCACCCGTCGGGAGCGTGGTCTGCGCAGCCGCCGACACACCGCCGGCACCTGTGGCGAGAATGGAGAGGATCGGGAGCAGGTTGGAGCGCTTCCACCGGACCCCGCGCCACCGACCGACCTCGGCGTTCATCAACGCCGTGTTCTCGGCGAACTGGTGCGAAGAGACGAAGGTCGGATCCTTCGCCAAGTCCTGCTCGGTGTAGCTGTCAATCACCCCGGCATACATCGCCCCGGAGAACGACGGGGCGCCGAGCTGGCGGAGCGTGGCGACGATGCCGGAGACGAAATCCGTCGTCGGCACGTCGGTCGTAGCGAGGGTGGTGCGGGAGGTCTTGCCACCCGGGAAGACGACGACGCCGCCGCCCATCAAGACCTTTTGAATTTCCCGGTCTTGCAATTCGGCGGAGGCGTTGCCGAGCCGGTCCTTGGCGGCGTTGAGCGCCGGATGCTTCGTCGTCATCATGGCGACATCAGACAGGCTGCACACCATGCCCCACTGCTCGAGCACGGCGGTGACCTTGTTCACCACGAGCGGCGTGGCGTCGGGCGTGATGCCTTCCGTCAAGGGCACGCTCGGAAGCGCCAAGCGCTCGTAGCGCTGCGCCGAGTAGGTCTTGCCCTCGCCTTCCGGCATCGTGGGGGTATCGCCGATGTCCTGGAAGACGGTCAGCTTCTCCGCGATGGCAAGCAGCTCATCTTGTAACCAGAGCGGTGCGAGGTCGTTGACGAGTGTGGTACTCGTCGAGAGCCCCGGGTCGGAATAGTTATAGGTACTGCCGGGCATGGCGCGTCCCTCCCTCTACTGCCCCTTCTAGATCGTAGCGCCCTCGAGCGCCTTGCGTTTCTCTTCGAGCGTCAAGCGCGCAAACTCTTCCTTGGATTGCGGCGCGCGTGGTTGCTTGGTCGGTTCCGGCCCGGCTTTCTGCACGGTCGCGCCGCCCTCGGTGATGGTGGCGGCGGCCCCGGCAGCGCGGCGTTGCTGCTCGGCGGCGCGCTCTTGCTCGCGACGCTCCAGCATCTGATCCATGTATTTGGGATCCTCCATCCGGCGCGAGCGCACCGCAGCGACGGCTTGCTTGCGCGTGATGGTCTGCCCGCGGTTGCGGTACTCGGCCCGGAGGCGGTCGACTTCCTCGGCAAACGTCTCGTATTCCCGAATCTCCTGCCGGGTCTGCACGAGGTCGACGACATCGGCCATGCCCTCAAGGCCGTTCAGAATCGGCGTCGCGAGCTCTTGCAGGAACGCCGCGAAGATCGGCACGTGCTCCTGCACGTTCTGCTCGTTCCAGCCGCCGCCGAGGGATTGCGCGAGGCGGCGGGCACGGTCGGGGGAGAGCCGCACGAGCGAGACGGGCTGCTCGACGGCTTGCGGCTGCGGGGCCAGCAACCGCAGGGTGGCGTTCAGGGCCGCATTCTCTTCACGGATGCGGGCGTGTTCTTCGCGCAGACGCTCCAGCTCGGAGGGACCGGCCGGCGTCGGTGGCGGGGCCGATTCTGTGACCGGTCCGGCCCCGGAGTCGGGCGGGGCGCCTTGGGGTGTGGGGGTCGGCTGCTGTTCGTCGGCCATCAGGGCACCGGATGCTCACTCGCGATGTCAGGCTCCACCCACCAATCGCGGGGCGGGAGTGGTTCGGACGGACGCGTCGCGGCGGCGTCACGCTCGGCCCGGGCGCGGAGCCCGAGGAGTGCGAGCGTCTGTGCGAACAACGGCCGCAGCAGGTGCGACAGCTCCTCGACCTGCCCGCGGCGTTTCATGGCGACATAGGGATCGGTGACGTCGCCATCTAAGAGGAAGGCGATGCGGTCCCGCACGTAGCGCTCGAGGTGCTCGTGATAGGAGGTGGAGCGGAGCGCCGCGGTGAGCTGCGTCAGCTCCGCGTCATCGATCCGGATGGCCTCCGGCTCCATCATTCAGAACGCCCCATTGGCTTAGAATTTGACGTGCGGCCCGAGCCGCGGCCGTCGGCCCCCACCGCCGCGCCGGGGCGGACCTTCCGGCGGCCCAATGCTCCGGCGGCCCGGCACGGCGTGATAGCCGGCCCGGTGCAGCGCCGCCAACGTGCGCGGCACCTCATGGGCTTGCACCAACGTCGGGTGCCACTTGCCGCCCTTGTGGTAGTAGACCGTGTCATGCATCGGCGTACGTCGTTTGACCATGGTCAGAACGCCATCCGGCCGCCCCGCATCGCTTGCGCGATGGCGCGGCGTTTGGGGGAGCCACCGACGCCGGTGGTCATGGCCGGCCCGAGGCGCTCGAGACGCTCCGTCGGTGGCGTCGGCGCCGGGCCACGCTGCACGGGCACCTGGCTCGGAGGAGGCATGCCGGCCGTCGTGCGCATCCGTGGGGGCGGCGAGGGCAACGGGGCACCCCGGGGTGCGCCGCGCCCACGCGCCGCCGGCGGCGGCGGCACCAGCGTTCTTCCGCCGCCGTTCGCTTTCCGTTTCCCGTTCGGGCCGGGTGGGGGGACCAGCGGGGGCTTTCCGCGGCCGCCGCGCTTCGGACCCGGCGGCACCAGCAGCTTGCGT